GGTAGGACTTTCACCTACATGGTTGTTCAGTTGTCATAGAGTAAAAAGTGACTTTTCACTCTAAGCGCCTAATCCTCCCTAAGGGTTTCTAGGCAACGAGTCGCAGTTTATTGGTTGCCTTGTACTGTAAGCAATTCAGAATGTTTTTCAGGGTGGCGATCGCCAGTGTGTTAAAAGCGAATATTCGAGGATTCCCTTACGACACAAGGAATTTAAGCGTTGTTAGTTTTGCGAAGAGCCAGTGCAAAGTAGTTGAATATTTGCGAAAAGCCTTGCCAGACAAGGAATATCAGCGTTGTTGTCGAAAGCGCGAGCGTTGATGGGGTTATGTGAGCGCGTTGGCAACATTTGAGAATTCCCTTATCTGGCAACGAAATTAGAGAGTCACTGCATTGGCGATCGCCTGGAATGATTTAAACCGATCAGGGAAGTTGGAGCGAGCGCAGAAAATTTTCTGGCTGGTCGGCGGGGAATATTTGAGGATTGCCTTGTACTGCAAGCAATTCAGAATGTTTTCAGGGTGGCGCTCGCCAGTGTTTTTAAGTGAATATTTGCGAATTCCCTTACGAAACAAGGATTTTAAGCATTGTTAGTTTTTGTGAGCGCCAGTGCTTTTTTGTGAATATTTGCGGATTGCCAATTATAGCAAGGCTTTTAGAGTGTTTTAAGTTCGGCGAGCGCATTGACCCAGCCTCAAAAATGGGACAGTTATCTGGAGGCAACACTTGCGACCCAAATTTTTCCAATGTTTAAACTAAGCCTAAAAACGCAAGTTTGGCTACCTTCTCACCTAACTCCCGACAGTAGGTCTTATGTATCCGTCCAATGATAAAGCCTAGTTACTTCCGCAGGCGGTTGCTTGAGATGAAAGGGTGTTATCTAGAAAAATGGCTCATTCTTGGCAGTGTCTTGTATGCACTCTTCAGCTCTAACCTGAGTGCCGCACAAGTGGTTGGAGATACAACACTGCCTACGGGAGAGCGATCGCTTGTCACAGGCAATCCCAACTTCCAGATTGATGGCGGGGCAAGGCGGGGTGGCAATTTGTTCCACAGTTTCAGCCAGTGAATCTGTGCCCACTGGCGGTTCTGCTTTCTTCAATAATGCATCCGATGGGTCGGCGAGCGCAACTCCCTAGTAAAGCGCTGGTTTTTCCCTCGTTCAACCGTATTCTGGTAGGGTGTTATGTACGAGTAGCTAACTATCGGTGCATGATCAAGGTTAGGGAGTTGTTTTCTGGAGCATCCAAGTAGCGTCCAAGTCATCTAATACTTCGATGTCCCTCTGGTGGAACCCGATTTAGACCAGGTTGGGCTGTTGTCTGGTTCAATAAGTTATGGAAACAAGGCTTCTGTGACAGTAATGGGGAGGTTCACTATCCTGGCAAGTACAAACTGGAACTATCTTCCGGACGGGCATGGAGGTAGCGGCTGGTGACGGCGACGCTGGAATGCCCCAAGGTTTCAGCAACAAGATGGATTTTTGCTCCCCTTTCCAAGGCGTGAGAAGCGTGGGCATGGCGCAACCAGTGGGGTGAAACGTTACCCTTGATTCCAGCTCGTTTACCTGCGGCTTTCACAATCTGATGCACCCGTTCCCGTGTCAAGTGACCAGAGTGGCTGCCCTTGCGAGAGCGGAACACGGGTTCATGAGGAGCTGCATCTCCCCTGAGCTGCATGAGTTCTACCCACAACGAGGCAGGAAGTAAAATACTGCGGGTTTTAGAACCCTTGCCCAGGACGGTGACTTGTCCGCTATTGCCCCGAAGCTGTAAATTGTTCCACGTCAATTGACACAACTCGGAAGCGCGTAACCCGCCTAGATACAATAGCCTCAAAATTGCCCGATTTCTGGGGTTTGTCTCCAGGGCAATCATCATTTGAACGTCCAGTTCGGTCAACAGTCGTTCATTGAGAGTGTCCGGTGCTTCTGGAAGTTCGACCAAGGCACCCACATTTCGAGGTAATACCTCACTTTTGTTGCCGAACGAAATCAGGGAGCGAACGGCTGCCATAATCGTGCGCTGAGTACTTTTAGCCTTACCCTGCTCTTCCAATGAAGTAGCAAATCCCTGGACTTCAGCGAGCGTAACTAGGTGCAATGGCTTCCCCACAAAGTCGATAAAGCGCATGGCATAGAGGCGGTAATACTCTTGCGTGCGGACACTTTTGCCGTGCAGCCACAAAGAAACTAATTGCTCTGTTGCTGTAACGGCTGTTTGTGTCGCAAGCTTGTTCATCTCCACCCCCCCCCGCACGCTGATCATACTCTGAGAGAAGGAAGAAAGCGATCGAATAGGGGGTACGAATTTGGCATTAGTAGATTATTGTGAAATTGGGGGGAGAACGCTCTTAGGTTAGCGCAGATAATGTATACGTTCCAAAAGCAAGCGCTTCACGCACTTGGGAACTCGCTATTCTTCGGCAAGCAACGCTTCCATCTTTTCCAGGAGCCGTTCAAACTTCTTCTTCTTGGCTGGGTTTTGCCAGAGCTTTGCCTTCTGGAACCGACCAATAGTATCTTTGGCTTTGGCTTCCAGTGATGTTGGTTCGGGTTGGTGCTGAGTCGCTTTAATGCGCTCTTTAATTTGACTAAGTGACAGCTCTTGAGTGAGCGCTTCTTCCAGTAGCACCTTTCTGAGTTCTGAGTCTTTGACCCGTGCGAGGGCTTGGGCTTTAGTGTAAGCAATTTTCCCGCTCTGCAAGGCGTCTCGGATTTCACTAGGGAGAGAAAGCAGGGGGAGCCGATGGCTGACAAAAGACTCAAAACTGACTAACCCTAGAGAGTTAAATACGGCTTTTACCATCTCACGTTCCGACTCGCCCACAACGTTGTGGGCTACTTTCCCTTTTACCTCTTTCTGGAGCCGATACAAGAGTGAAATAACGTCTTCATAAGGGATAGAGAGCTTCATTGCCAGCAGGTTCAGGATTCCTAGAGTCTCTTCTAGGGGATTAAGGTTCTCTCTTTGAAGATTCTCTATTAAGGCAACTTCCAGCGCTTGAGAGTCGGTTAGAGACTTGACGATGACTGGCACTTCGGTCAAGTCAGCTCGCTGGGCAGCTCGGTAACGTCTCCCCCCAGCAACGAGTTCATACTGATTGGCTTTTTGAGTTGGTCTCACCAACAACGGCTCTAGAACTCCATGCTCTTTAACCGTAGTGACTAACTCCTCCAATGAAGCCTCGTCAAAATACTGGCGGGGCTGGTACTCAGGTAGACAAATTGAGGCAAGAGGGACTACCTGATGGGTGCCAGTTGCGCGATCGCGAAAGGTGAAAACATCCAAGGAGCGTCTAGCTTTTGGCATTGAGTACCTCCAGCGCTTCGGCAAACAACGATTCAAAATCTGATGCGGCGCTTTTTGCTGTTGCTCCCGATGCTTGCCAGACGGTAGTGCCTTGACCGGGAGCATCGCTGATTACTTGGCGATTGTAGATAACTGTAGAGAGAAGGGGGAACCCGGTATTAGTCAGTAACTCCTGCGACTCCTTGAGCAGTACGGTTCCTTTAACGGCTTGGTTGAGGAATAGCGCCCCTTTAGGCATTCCCCCTCGTACTCGCTGGGCTTGCCGCAGCATACGGAGAATTTTGCTGCTACTGTGTGTGTCTAAGCCTGACGGCTTGCAGGGGACAAGGGCTAGATCTGAAGCGTAGAGAATTGATTTAGTCACTTCCGATAGTCCTGCTGGTCCGTCAACGATTACTGTATCGAACTCAACAGCTAACTGTGGGAGAGAGTCTAACAAATCTTCTGGATCGCTTGTCACTTGGCAGGGAAGATTGAGGTCTTTGAGCCAATTGGAACTGCTCTGTTGGGCATCAGCATCAACTACAATTACACGGCCACGAAGTGAAAGCCAGTAGGCTAAGTGAACGGCTACCGTTGTTTTGCCTACCCCTCCTTTCTGGTTGACGAGCGCTGCTACTACTGACATGCCTTCATCCTGGCTATGTAGCTTATAGATGTCACTCAATCTACCTCGAATTGGGTCGATTCTACCAATACTCTCATTAGGTAGCTTTTGTTAGCTTGAACACAATCCGGTTGCCTTTAGCTCCGCTGAGCGCAGTTATGCATTTAGGAAATCAGTAACGAGCGCTAATGTCATAGCTCTATTGCGCTATAACTCTTTGACGGCAAGCCGTTTAAGTGTCGTACTAATCGTTTACAAAAGTCTCCAAAGCTGTTCTTAAGACTGGCGTAGGATTGATCCAATCTTCCTAGGCAAAGTTATCAAAGCGATACTCCCCAATCTATTTTTGACCAGATCCATTCTATCCAGCCCCGGACATTACCAGCTCGTCAAATCATAGTATTCCTCTGTGCTGCCCACATCAGAGCCACAACAGCAGCATCGATGAGGCTGGAGAAGGATAAACGCTTTTGTTTTCCTGGAGAAGAAAGTGCGATAGCGTAGCGCTGCTGCTTACAGCAGATCGCTCTCGCGAGTAAAGCTTGATCGCAGATCGCGTCGCGCTTTATCTGGGTGAACTCGGTATAAGTCGAGAAAGTGGGCGATTGCGAAAGCCGCTGGAGTCAGTAGGAGCCTCACGACTCCCACTTCTCCTACAAAACCGGACGTGAAAGTTTCCCTTCATCCGGCTCCTCAATGACTCAGCTCTTGTCATGAGAGAGCGAAAAAAATTGGGGGAGATTTAACTGGAGCGCCTGGTCAGACCCCAGCTCTAACTTTGCCGAGTTAGACCCTTTTCGGCAAACTGTCGTCAGCATAGGCTCAACAACATCTATCGTTGAGATATACCTTGGGCTTTGGCACAAAAGCCATTTTCGGCAATGTTGCAAACGAATAAACGCCCACCTCCTCACAAACCGAAGAATTTAGAGCGGCGTTCCAGGGAATACTTGTTACCAGCAGAGGTGAGGCAACTCACTCCCAAAAGGAATTAACTTTCACATTAATGAATCCCGGCAACGGGATTGAAACAATGCGATCGCCAAACGGCTCTTTCTCATGCTCTCGCACTTTCACATTAATGAATCCCGGCAACGGGATTGAAACGTTCCTCCACCCGGTTGCTCGCCATGCAAAAGGGCAGCTTTCACATTAATGAATCCCGGCAACGGGATTGAAACATCGCACCCAACTTGCAGATGTATTCGGCTGTGAGCTTTCACATTAGGGGTAGTTTGAACATCGCTGTCACCAGGGGCTTGCGTAGCCTTTCCTGTAGTGTCCTTCTTATCTTGCACATTGCCGAGTTGGGTCTAACTCGGCAATGTTTCAACAAGAAGGGAATGAGTATAAATCTTTACACAAGTTGTCTCGCTTTCTGTCCATCTCCCCCGAAAAAAATCGCTCTCCAAGTACAATGCTTTCGTGAGCCTGAATCGGCTGTATCTTCTCTCTACCTCAGCCCAGCGTACTTGTCGAACTCCTCTTCCCTCAATATCTTGCCCATCTTTTGGTACTCTCGCCGGATGGCGCGAATCAGATGAATCATGTTGACGATACCACCGTCATCTGCTGCCAAGTAGGCTGCTGCCAGAGCAATGTTACGAATATTGGCCCCTGTGATTTCAAAGCGACGAGCGAGGAAATCGAAGTCTAGGTCTGGGCTACAAGGGGTAGTTTTTGGCCAGATTTGCTGCCAGATGCGGCGTCGTTGCGTCTCTGTGGGCAACGAAAATTCGATGATGAACCGCAGTCGCCGCACAAAGGCATCGTCCATATTGCTGCGTAGGTTGGTGGTGAGAATGGCTACTCCTTCATACTCTTCCATTTTCTGCAACAGGTAGCTAATCTCAAGGTTGGCGTAGCGGTCGTGGGCGTCCCGTACTTCAGAGCGTTTACCAAATAGCGCATCTGCCTCATCAAACAGGAGAATGGCATTGGAGGATACTGCTGCGGTGAAAATGCGGTTGAGGTTCTTCTCGGTTTCGCCGATATATTTACTGACAATCTGCGACAGGTCAATTTTATAAACGTCAAGCTGCAATTCGTGGGCAATCACCTCTGCTGCCATTGTTTTGCCCGTACCGGGTAGTCCAGAAAACAGGACGTTTAGCCCTTTGCCGAGGGACAACTTGCTCTCAAAGCCCCACTCTCCATGCACGAGATGTCGATATTTGGCTTGATTGCAGAGTTCTCTGAGTTGGGCTTGTTGGTCGGTTGACAAGACGATGTCGTCCCAGCTGTACTTCGGCTCAAGTTTGCGTGCTAATGTTGCTAAGTCGTGACCGCATTGGGCACGGGTAGCGGCGAACAGATAATCTAGAGTGGGCTGTTTTCCAGGTTGTGCTCCGTTAGCCGATTGAGCTGCACAAAAGCGGGCAGTATTGCAAGCGCTCTTTACTGCATTAGCAATTTGATTGGGTGTCAGGCGGAAGCGGTCTACTAGGGCATCTAAATCTGGGTCGTTGAGCGAGATGCTAGCGGCAGCTAGGTGAGTCTGCCAGCAAGCTCGACGCTGGGTAAAGTCAGGGATGGGAAAGGACACTGTAATCATGTCCAGTAGCTCTGTTGCCGTGGGTATCCAGGGTTGCATACCCGCTAAAATGGTGATGCCTTGGTTTTGGGCGATCGCACGGATTAGGCATTGATAAGACATCGCCCGCTCAGCGCCTTGCAGGGCATCTAGTTCATCCAGATAAAGCAAAGCATCTTGAAACCAAGCTTCGCGGAATACGAGTTTCAGAGTTGGCTCAAAATTGGTTTTGGCTTCGACCATTCGGGCTAAGTCTACCACCAGCAACGGGGCTTTCACTTCTGCCGCGAGGGCTTGGGCGGTGCGATGCTTGCCAGTCCGGTCTAAATCTTGGAAATACAACCGCAGCGGTTTTCGTTCTTGCCAATCTTCGACAACTAAGGCGGATAGGGCTTGTTTGAATTCTGGACTCAGGGGCAAATTGTCAAGGGAGAAAGTTGGCTGAATGAGTTGACAAAAGGGGGCTATTCGTGCCTCAAGTCCAGGTTGTCTGAGGAGGAAACGGACAACTTGGTCGTCTAAGTGCAATTCGTGAGCGAGTAGGGTGGGTTTGGGCTGATTGGGGTCTGGGACAAGATGCAGGAGGTTGTGGCGAATTAGGGGTGCATCGGGGGCAAAGTGGATGCGTCGTGCGAGTTTGGTTGTGGCACAAGGGCAAAGCAGATTGAGGGCGAAGTCTACGCTGGGACGCTTGCAGCGCACGTCGTCTTGGAGGTAGGCGTAGAGGCGTTCGTAGCGGCGGTCGAGTTCGGGGGCGAGTGCGATCGCAATTATTTCTACATCAAAATCCGATAGCTGAAATTGTTGCTGTAACTGGGCTAAACGGGAATCGGCGGGGATAAAATCAGACGGGAGTGTGATCGCGCTATCGGGATGAAAGAGGGGATTGCCGGGGGAATCAGTGAGCGATCGATGTACGTCTTCTGAGTTAACATGTAAGCCGCGATAGGGGTCTTGGGTTGCTGATTTTCCGTAGGCGATTTCAGCGGCAGCGAGGGCATATTCTAGGCGTGAGTCTAATCGTTGTAATAGGGAAAGTAGCTCCTTAACAGGCGATTCAATCCCCATCTCTTCTTGAGGAAGTTGCACCGATTCTTCTTCTTCTAAAGCTACTTCTTCTAAAGCTGCGGCTGCTATTGGATCGAGGATTTTTTGAAGGTGTATCTCCATTCTTTTCGCTGCGGTAAACTCCGGTTTTAATTCCAGAGAGAGGGAAATTCGCTCCAGCGCTTCCTCCAGTTGTTCTAAGTGGTAGTGACAGATTCCCATGTTGTAAAGGGTATCGGCATCAGCACCATAGAGTTGTAGAGAATAGTCAAAATATTGTATGGCTTGAGGATAGTATTGCATTTGGGAGAGGAGTGTCCCCAAGGCAAAGGCAAGGTTGCGCTTTTCCCCGATTGGGTAGTAGTTATCCCAAACTTGCTGAATTGCTAAATAGACGGCTTCTTGCATCGACTCCGAAGCCGATTCTACCTGCTGCATTAATGTAGGAAAACAGCCCCCAAAAATATTGGCATCCCAGTAACTCAATCTTAAATAGGCGAGAATTTGGTCTAAAGTCAAAGTCTGATAGTTTTTTTCAATTCCTTTTTTTAAGGTGAAAAAATCATCGGGACTAGATTTTTCTATAGCTTCGCGATAAGCGAGTCGCGTTTCCAGATAGTTGTTAGGGGAATTTCGTAATAGAAAAGCACAAATATCTAAGCTGCTATGGCGATGAGTTGTAGTGAGGAATTGCCCTCCTTGATTTTGAATATATTGCCCGATCGCATGATAATTTACCATCATAGAGAAACTACCGTGATGAGCAATTTTGGGGTCGCCGCGATTCTGGAGGGCAGAGGTTTGGCTATAACCTTTATCCGCCGATAGAAGTAACAGTCTTTCGCCACTCAGATGGCGTAAGTTGCGAATACACTGAAGTGCTGCGGCAGGAAAAATTAGAGTGGTATGGGTTAGCTGTTGTTGATAGTCTTGGAGAATTTGGTTGAAGTCCGGGTCATTATAGTATGGGTTGGTAACGGGATGATTGTTGTAAGTAAGCTTTAAGTGTTTGAGCAATTCTGGAGCGTTAATCTCGGCTGGAGATTGAGATGTGGAGAGGGTGACTAGCCGTTCGTAAATTTCGCCATTTTCCAGATAAAAAGCATCTTGAGGAATGCTATCAAAAACGTAGTTCGCTAGGACGATAACTGGGTTTTTAATCGTGTCTGCTGAGAGAATCTTGCCAGAATGACTGAGTTTGATTTTTCGGTCTTTTTCTAGGTCAAAGCAGGCAAAATCGAGTTCTCCTCGCTCGATGAATGGCTGTAAACAAGGGTGGGACTGCCAAGATTCTAAATTCCGTTCTGTAAAATCTGTCATAATGTATTGGAACGGAATGTTTTGGCAGACGGAATGAGCGCGGATATCCTGAAATCGTTTCAAGAAATGGTAAGCAAAGCGACCGGAACCAGAACCGAGTTCGATGATATAAATGGGTTGAGTGCGATCGAATTGGGGACGGTTTTCTGAGGAATCAGTCGCAGGATGGCAATCTCGGAAAAAGCCAAAGACAACTTTGGCGTAAGCGTTGGCAATGAAAGGGTTACTCGTAATGTAGTGAGGGACAAAACCTTGACTCCACGCTTGGATGCTTTGTTGTTCAAAGTAATGGCGTTGGAGTTGCCAGAGGAGGGAATGAGATAAACGCTGATCGTGTTCGAGGATAATAGGCAAGTTTTCTGGGGTTTGGGTGCTAATCTCAGTCATTTTGCTTCAGCCATTATAAACGTAGGTTGGGTTTCGTTGCCTCAACCCAACCTACAAGATCGGCGATGGTACTGCTACAATTTTATAGATTTGTCTTTGTCTAGATCTTCGTCTTCGTGTTGAGATTTTTCTATGTGTTGAGATTCTGTTTCCTCGTATTGATATTTTTCCTCGTGTTTAGATTCTTTCTCAAGTTGATCTAGTAGATTGACTGAATCTTCGTATTGGTCTGAATCTTGAAAATATTCGTCTGAAATTTTGTAGTCCTGTTCAGATTTTTTCTCGTGTTTAGATTCTTCCTCAAGTTGAGGTAGTAGATTGAGTTCTGCTAGCCGATGACCGAATAGTTGCCGACTAGTGATTCTACCATTCTTCACGTTTTGCTCAAATTGTTTTAATTGGTCTAGCCAGTTATCCCCCATCTTCGTCAAATCAACTTTTCTCCCGCCCTCCTTGGAGCCAATTTTATCGCCTTTGAGTCCGCCAGTCGGACTAAACTCTGCCTCTTTGGCCCGCTTCGTATGCTCATGACCAAATGGATTCGGCCCTGGAGCGCCATATGCGTCACTTTCCAGACCGATTAACAAGCCTCCATCTTTCTTAGTTGTAGGAGGGACATAGCCAAGATAGAGATGTCCGTACCGACCATCGGGGAGGATGACATCACCATTGATATCTTGCTTACCTAATCCACCGATCGGCAAATTGAGTCCATAATGGATTATTTCACTCATAAATGACCAATAGCCTAGCTTAGAACTATTTTCTTTAACTTTAGTCTTTTTTTCGTTCTGGGTTATTTTCTTCCTAAATGGCAAATAGTTTAGCTTTGACTTGTTGTCCTTAATATTAATATTGTGGGTGGAAACCGCTCGTGTTGTAACTCCAGAAAATTTGGCTAAACTGTATTGGATTTTATTGCTTTGAGTGCCTAAAAGCCAGTCAATAAATTCGTGTTCTTTTCCTTGAGATTTAACTTTGGGAATCCTGATATTGACTCGTCCACCATGAGATAATGCCACCGCTACAGGTTTAGTCCATTCAGATAAGTTGTCCCCCCAATCTTTATTTTCATTTGACCATTGCAAACCAGCTTGTAAAATCAAGAAAACTCGTTTAACAATCTCTATTGCATACGCTGTTTTCTGCCTGTATTTGTCTATAGATTTCTCGTCTTCAGATTTCTCAGATTCATGTTTCTTTTTTTCTTCTGGTATCTCTAAAGTATCTGCCCATTTCTGTGTATCCATTTCATAAATTTCAGCAGTTTGTTTATAAACTGATAATGCCTTCCAGTATCCAGGCGTATTTGTTAAGCCATTGTTATATTGGTAGGTTGCAATTTGTATCTTGTGTTTGTAAGTCCTTTCTGACCAATCTGTAAAGCTCTTGCCTTCGGCATATTTTTCAACTTCATAGTTGGGCAAAAATCCTTTGTCATACAACCACTTTTGTCCTTGCCTTGAGCTCGACAAAGTTTCAATTGCTGTAATTTCATCTAAAGTTAATAATCTCTCGTTATCTTTATAAATTTTTTGGGCAGCTTGGTTATTAGGAATCTTAGCTTTCAAGCTATTTACTGCTTTTTTCTCTGAATCGGATAACTTAGGGTTTCTCTGAATTAAATTTCGTTGAACTGTTGCACTATTCTGTTGCACCACATGAGTCAATTCATGGGCAATTAATTTCTGTTTTTGCCGATTTCCAGGATTGTATTCTCCATGTTTGAAGAAAATATCTTGCCCTGTAGTAAATGCTTTTGCCTGAATCGATTCATTGAGTCGATTGGCGCGATCGTCCGTATGTATCCTCACCTGACTGAAGTCGGAGCCAAGCGATCGCTCCATTGGCTGGCGGATGGTATCTGAAAGCGCTTGTCCGCTGCCTCTTGCTTGTTGAATTGTGGTTTCGATTTCCGGTGTTGCCACCATACTCTCTTCAGACTGACACTGGACGACTGGTTTCATTTTCAGTTGTGGATTGTCATCTACTTTAAGCATTTCTTGCCGCTGAATCGCAGAATTCTCTGACACATTCATTTGACTGACGACTTGCTCGGCTACTCGATCCGCTTCTTGTTCGTATTTATCTCCCACAGCACCAATAGCCAGTTTGGGTTGGATGACCAATTCATGAGATAAACCCTTAAATAAGGGCTTGCTTTGAGTTGGGGGTTGGTGTTGTCCCTCCAAAAGTTGATTAACGGCTTGGTTGCCAATATCTGCTTGTAGTTGTACAACTGGATGAGTAGCTCGCTGGAGGGCAATCTCTTGAATTTGCGGTTGCTCTTTGCTAGCAGTCTTTTTAGTTTGGTTAAGGTGTTGGCGTTCCATAAAATTGGCTTCTACTCTTAGTAGACATCACTATGATTTTTCCAGGCATAATCTAGTGCTTCTGTATATAGCTCATTCCAAGTCCAAGCCGGATTCACATTTTCATGCTCTCGTATCTCTGTGTTGGTTTTCTCGCTGTGCAGGGTTGTGCCAAGCAAACCAGTCTGTGTACCTTGTTGAGCTGTATACCCCGCATTAGCAAAGTATCCTTTACCATGTGCAATACTTGCTTGATTGAAGTTTTGAAATCCAGCTCCCTCTGTTTGGACAAAGGTATGACCTGTTGAAGAATCATTTGGATTTCTCAAGTTATGTGGCACTATGCCTACTAGAATATGACCCCCAACAGATTCTGGTAGATCTATCCCCAATTGTGGTGGGGCATTGAAAGAATCATAGCCCACATTTTTTTGGTGATATTTTGTAGCAAGAAACCAGTATTGTTGATTGCTCGGCAGCGGGTTATCTGTATCGTCCACCATATTCGGTTGATAGTGTGATGTTTCTTTATCTTCTGGCCGACGAGTAAACATTTTTCCAGCTCGTTGCTCTTGAGCATTCCCCATGCCGAAATTGGCTCCTAACATACCCACAAACTCAGTTTTTGACATGATCTGACTCTGTGGATTTGTAGCAGCGATGGGCATCCCCAGTCTCTTCACATTATTGTAAATTGCACCATTGTCGCGAAACACAATATGCGCCCCCCGATAAAACTGAACCACTCCAGCAGGACCAAACTTGTTATTCACTGTCTGTTCAAGGTAGGTCAAAATTTGCATGTGGGCACTATTGGGATTCAATCCTTGCTTCTTAGCGTCTAGTTTCGCTTGTTCGACTATACTCAGGAGTTCGTTAGAGATTGCGTTGCCCGATCTATCGTAAATTACAGGCATTCCATCAGTGCCTAGACGACGCGCCGCTTTGATTCTCTTCCATTGGTACGGTAGGAAATTATTCCGTGCATCGTAGATGTCCTTCCAGGAATTGTAGGTTCCATCTGGAGCGTACAGACTTGCGAGTCGTTTAGCATGATCTTCAGTTCGTTGGATGAGTTGTGGCTGAAGCGTCGTTTGGGCGATCTTGGGGGGAATCGTTTGCATCTGGTGCTGTATCGCATTACCATTCTGCTGTACCACATGAGTCAATTCATGGGCAAGTAATTCCTGTCCTTGCTGATTTCCAGGATTGTATTCTCCATGTTTGAAGAAAATATTTTGCCCTGTAGTAAATGCTTTTGCCTGAATCGATTGATTGAGTCGATCGGATTGAGCATCTGCATGAACTCTTACACCCCTGAAATCAGCGCCAAATGCCTTTTGCATTGGTTGCAAAATAGTTGAGGGCAGTGGTTGTCCGCTACCTTTAGCTTGGTTAATTGATGTTTCCAGTGCTGGTGTGGTTGCCATAGCCTCACCCTGAGAATCATGCTGCATTACTGCCTGCATTCTGAGTGCTTCATCTGAAGACATTTCTTCTCGCTGAATGGTTTGATTCTCAGAAGTATTGATTTGATTCACTACCTGACTGGCAACGCGATCCGCTTCTCGTTCGTACTTATCTCCCACAGCACCAATAGCCAGTTTGGGTTGAATGGCTAATTCATGAGATAAACCCCGAAACATCGGTTTCGCTTGTACAGTCGGTTGATTTGCCAGGAGTCGGTTAACAGCTTGATTGCCGATCGCACCTTGCAATTCCTCAATGGGGTGCGTGGAAGAGCGAGCGAGCGAGTTTTGGGATTGAGGTTGGGCGATCGCGCTTTCTCTATTACTCGAAGCGATCGCATTTTGGGTTTTGCTCAGGTGTTGGCGTTTCATAAAATTTACCTCCAGAACTGGGTATGAAATGCGCGATCGCCCTCCCCGTAACAGCCAAGCGATCGCACCGTCTTAACTTTTAAGCCGATTTAGTATCCGTAGTACATCGTAAACAATCCAAAGATTTTCCTGGACAATTAAGCTATCAATGCACCCTTGGTACAACTTCCGCATTGACGGTTTCGGGTGGCTGATTATTATCCTCTGCAACTTCAGATGCTTTGCTTAATTCTTCTTCGATTACCTGAATCGCGCCGCTGATCCGGAGTAAAGTGTCCCGGAGATTAGCTTGTTTGGCTTCTAAATCTGCCAGCATTTTTTGTCCAGATTCAAATTCAGACTTTAGAGATTGAAGGCGTTGTTCGAGCTGTTGTTTCATGGTTACTTAAATTTGCTGTATTCTGCTCATTGTGATTAAAATTTAGCTTGCTTACCATTATTTTTACCTAGAGCCGATGGCAATAAAGTGAAATCGCCGATCATCAGCCATGCCATCAGCACGACCACATTTGATTAGGCATTTTGTTGTACTAACACCAACAACGACTGCGTTATCTTTTGTATCACCGTTGGTAATATTAAAATTATTATGGTTAGGATGTTGTTGAGTAGCAACTACTGTTGGTTCAGCCGAGAAAGCTGAACTGAATGTTATCGTATAAAGTCCTGTACTACCACGAACAACAGTAAAATCTGTGCCAGCTGAAACAGTACCATCAGCCTGCACAGTTCCACGTATCATCTGTAGAGTTTCGGCACAAGAGGCAACGTTGGCAGCATAGATATTGATGTAGTTATCACTATTGAGACTACCATTTTTGAAGTGAAGACCGTTAAGTCTAGCTTCTATACGATGCCAGTAACGATTGGAATGGTGGAATCTGATACTGGGAAAAATCTCCGGAACAGCGGTAGTAGAATCGTCTTGTTGATAAAGTTCAAGAAATAAGAGCTTGCCACCGGTAGTTTCTGTCTTCTCTCGGCGTAATTGCAAGTGATTATCTGAAGCACTTATTGATAACTTTGCTCCCGGACTTGTCGTCCCGATACCGACGTTGCCACCTGCTGGATTGAGTACCAAAGGTCTAACTCCTACAGTTTGATTCATTGCCTGAATCGAACCGTAATTGTTAGCCGTATGATAGCCCAGCAGAAGTTGATAATTAGGATTAGTAGAGCCCTGGATTAGCAATTGTTGAGCATCTGCTGTATCTGAAAAGTCAGCTTTGATACTGAGTGTTCGGCTTGGACTTGTCGTACCGATACCGACGTTGCCACCATTAGGGTTGATTATGAGATAGCCCCCACCCGTGTTCTCAATGACAGATGACTTTCCTCCTGCACTCAGAGGACGTACAATCAAGTTAGAGCCATTATGTTCCAATTTAAGGCTGGCTGCGGTTGTTGCACCATCGATTTGGACTTGTAGTTTTGCTGCCGTCAGATTTGTCGTACCGATACCAACATTGCCGTCTGTACCTCTTACAAATAATTCTTTTCCATTACGTCCAATATATACATTTGAGCTGTCACCAGAATCGCTATTGAGATAAAGATGCTTACCATTCGTCATCGCATTAATACTCCAACCCGATGACCAGCCAACCATCTGTAGCTGGCCCATACCGCTACCATTCAATGAAATATCTGCAAAATCTAATGCAGAATTAGAAATTTTTAATTTAGTAGCAGAGATATTGCCGTTAACCTTCAAATTACCGCCACTAATTTCCAGTTTTTCTGTCGGCGGATTTGTCGTACCAATCCCTACGTTACCAGTCACCGAAAGCGTACCAGCGATACTTAAACTCCCCTTCAATTCAGCAAGAGATTGGGTTCCATCACTTTTAGAACGCAGAGTCATCTCTCCATCAGGACTAGGCAAGCGCAAGCCAGAATAGAAGCGAACGCTATTGTCGATGTTGTCGCTAACTGCATTGCTGTTAATGGTTAACTTGGCTAAGGGAATGAAATCTGTAAGTCCGGCTGAACTCAATTTAAATTCAGGTTCTTCTTGCCAACGCCTGCTGGTATTCTCTTCTCCTGCTGCTTGTTGATCAGTTTTTTGTTCGCTATATCCAATATATAAGGTGTAAGTGCCATCAGGAATTGATGCATTACTACTGCTGTAACTTTTGATTAAATCTATTTTTTGGGAATCGAGCAAAATAATTTGCCGTCCTTGAGAATCGATCGCACTTCCCTCGGAGACATTTACGACTAAATTACCTTCTGCCTTACTAACTTTAAGTCCTTCAGCGATACCCGATATATGTAGTAGGTGGTGATGCCAACGCTGGCGATCGATGTGGTAGTCTTGGTCAAGTTGAAAATCATCTTCTAATAGGTACTGTCCGGCAAAATAATTCGGACGTTGGTTAGTTGGTTTTTCGGTTGCCATAATTTTTGTCTCCTTTGTTCAAAATCTTTTAGTGATTCTCTACATTTGCTGCTGAAAGCGATCGCACCGATTAAGTGGTTGTGGGGCTACCGATTCCTTCCGTTCCCAACCAGGTATTACCATCTCTATAGGTATCGTCTGTAAAGATTTTTAACCCTGAGGACAAAGAAAACGTGTATTCCTGTGAGTGAGTTTCCGATTTAAGTTGGGAGGGGGGTTCCGATTTAGATTCAGAGTAAGTCGTTGTAATCGAAAGAGAACCTGTAGCCTCGATCATACTCAAATTGTCGAGCGCAACATGCCAATCTTTAACTGTCTTAATTTCTTGCTCGTTTAAAGTATAGCTAACTTCGAGATTGCCTGTGCCGATTTTATAGCTGTAAATCTTCACTCGTCCGAACCCTCCTTTAATGCTTAATCTCAGATTGTTATTTTCTTGGGCTGTACGGTTAATCTTGGCTGTAATCGTGTATGTTACCTGGAACCCTACCAAATAAAGAAAATTAATCGGTTTGATAGTAACGCCATAAAGATTGCCCGTAATCTGCATCGACGGCACTTGAATTTTCAAGCCGTAATAAGTATGAGCGGGCTTTTCTTGGTCGATAATTGCCTTAGCGATTCGGGCTTCCTGCCAATAACGGTTTGACTCCATTCTGGGCAGCGTCAGTTCAACTTGAAAGTAGTAGTCTGGGTAGTAGTCCTCTTCATAAATTGTTACTTTATCCGGCAATCCCACGCTTTTCAAATAAAGGCTCAAAACCTTGTTCAAGCCCTCTGTAGTACCGCGTTTCTGATATAGATGAACAATTTGTTTAATAAAATCCACTTTGGTTTGACTCTGCCAATCATCCCGCAGACTTAAAGCCACCCAACTAGCCAACCAAGGCAGAAATTCTGCTGGTGTTAAATCGGGGTCAAAGTAGGTATGAGTTGATTCAATGACTGCTTCTAGTCCAGGTGGATTGCGTGAGGAACTTTCGATAATTCCAGGAGAAGTTTCAGGAGGAAAATTGGTTCCCGTTAAAATCTGCTCAAACGCCAGCAAAAAGCGAGCTATGAAGGCATCTGCCTGAAGCGTCGCTGGAAGATATTTGGTGTAATCGCTGTTATTCCCAGTCATTTTCCAATCACTCCTTAAAGTTGAAAGTTAGCTCACCTACATGGACTAATTCGTCGTCTTGGAGGCTAATTTCACTGGTACTTTTATCTTTATCTGTTTTATCCGGTGTGGAAAGTTCCACGTTGCTGACGTAATCAACTCCCGATACTTTATCTAACAACGCATACAATTCTGAAACATAAACGTTGCGACCAAATGGCCAACCTTTTCCATCCCAATACGTTTTCGATTGCAGAGGATCGAAGCAGGTTCTGATTTCTGCTTGGGCATTTGTTTGGACTGTATTGCGAACAGCACCGTCTTCTAAATATAACTGAGCGTTGATGTTAACTTTTACGTAATTGGGCTGTACGACGTGAAGGCGAGTTGTGAGGAGCTTTCGGTCGTTTAGCCAATCTTTTAACTGAGTACATAGTTGGGGAACCTGGTCTTCTTTGACCTGCTCGTTATCGGGAACTACAACCAAACTGATGTGCCCCGGAACAAATGCATATTTTTGGTCAATTTCCGTTACTTCTAAATTGCGTTGAGGGAGAACTTCTACCCGTTTAATCAAGCTAGCTTGCTCCCAATCTTTCAACACCAAATGCTCAAAATCTTCAGGAGTAACGGCTCGATACCGTTGCCGCAATTCTAAAATTGTTTCCCTAATTGCTATATGTAAATCCTCGTCCAGCTTTTTTTCCGGTTCGTTGATCAGCTTGAGAAACGTTTCTACATTCCGATCAGGTACTTGATTAACCCTATACAGCGTCATTTCAGTTAACCAAGCCAGCAACTCAATTAAGATAATACCTGTATCGCTAGGGTTGTGGTCAGTCCATTCAGGATATTCAATGGGAATCAGCGCCCGTGCCTGTTCTACTAATTCTGCATAGGTGCGATCGTCGAGATTGGGTAGCGAGATGGACATTTCAATCAACCTCCTATTTCTGAGCAAAACAATGTAATATCAGGTTGGATGCAAGGATTTTGAATTGTAGGGGCGGGTTTAGCGATTAACCTCAAGGAACGCATCCGTAACTTATCTACAAAACCCGCCCTTACCCAGCGATGTTTTTGAATTGTAGGGGCGGGTTTAGCGATTAACCTCAAGGAACGCATCCGTAACTTATCTACAAAACCCGCCCTTACCCAGCGATGTTTTTTCAAATTACTGCAATATTATGATTGCCAGAAAAGATGAGAAAGGGTTTTGGCGGTTCTGGTGGTTCTGGCAGTTTTGGTTCGATGTTTACAGATAAAGAACGAACATAATCTACAGAGTTAATCGCTTCAATTAAGGCATAAAAATCTGACTTGTGTGGTTCTCTGCCAAATTCCCATCCTTGTCCCCTGACACCACCTGTTAGGGGATGGAGAAAGTTCTCCAAACGCTGAATCACAGCATTTCTAGCCGTATCGGCAACTTCTAAGGAAGTGGGAACAACCTCCGCCGTTACCGAAACTTTCAGCCATTCGGGACTGCCAACCCGGAGGATAAGTGTAGGAGAAGCGCGACCGCGGATGTAAGTTTCCACTTGCTCAATTAGCGCCAAACTGGGGATGGGTTGGAGGGCTGAACTGCGGGGTACGATCAGGAGCTTAACCTGACCCACGTTCTGAACTTTGTTGTGTTCGTCACGAGCCTGATTTTTTGCGTCTAACCACAATCCTTCAGCGAGGGGGTCGAAGGTGCTGACTTTACCGTTGGATAATATTCGATTGGGAGCGATCGCTTTTACTCTCGCCACATCAGGTGATGCCTCATAAGCCAAATCCTCAAAGTCTTGAACCGTCACCGCTCTACCCCGGTGTCGCAGCACCTTTGGCCCCCGTTCCTTGACGCGCTCCATAGGTTCTAAGTCTGCCCCACCCCCAGCAGCTTCCAGGTTGGTGACGCTATCAATGTAGGGCACCGTGGTTTTCAATTGAGTGACTGTTTTAGCCCCTTGATTCCCCTGTTCACCACCGCCGATCTGATACAGGGACATGCGAATATTATTACGACCGATGGGCGGTACCATTCCATGTTGCCCGTCGCCAAATAGCACTTCACCCGTCATGCGATTAATTGTATAGTGGCGATCGCGCAGCCCAGAACTATAGAAATCTGGTACCTCATGCCAGCACACCCAAACGGCTTCAGGATGCCCAGCCTCATCTCGCAGGATGGTAACTGCATCAGCCCCCTCTAGCTGTTCAATGGCAGACTGTTCAGCAGGCGAAGGTACTTCCTGTTCCTTCACCTCAAGCCGCTGACCTAACAATACAGGTGAATTGGTCGTGCGGAAGGTTTGGTTGGGGTTACCATTACTAGAACCGAGATTCTCGTTTTCAATCGTCGTTGTCTGACTTGCCCAAGTCGTGTTGGTTAGTAAACGTCGCAGGCGTGGCACTACCCGGAATTCTCCACTTTCCTTGCATACCCGCAACCAGTAGAGGGACTTGCCAAATTCAGTGCGAGTAGTAAAATCAGGCGGGCCAATAAACCGAATCATACCCCGTTCGGCAAAGGCACTGGTTTCATCCTGGACACCCAGACGCTTCCAACCAGAAGGGCTGGCATATTCCCAGACTAGGCGTAGAGGTTGAGCGGTACTTGTAGAGATTGTTTCCCCATCTGCTACTTTTACTTCATCAGATTTCGGGGGTTCTACTTGGGCATAGAGGGCGACTGCTTGATTGGGGAAAGGTTGGTCAAACCCCAGATATAAAGTTGGCTTGCTGTCTGCTGTAGCGGTGAAGGGCTCGAAGGAGCGAATAACTTGGGTGCCTTTGGCGTAAGCTTGAGCCAGTGGTGTTTTCAGCGTGACTGTTTTGGTGTTGAGAGCGATCGCTTCGATCTCGTATTGCTGATTGCCTGGGTTGATCGAGAGGCGATTGCCAACTGCCCAGCCGGTAATGCTGTCAACCTTGAGTTGATTCTGTCCGATGGCTGCATCTTGAGTGATTGTGGTGAGGCGATCGAGGTAAGTTAAATCATTGTAAGTGCGGCAAGCCGATAGAGAAGACTCCGTTGAAGTGTACTCATAGCTTAATCTCAGCGATCGCACTGATGGTGGACTGAAGTTTGAGTCTGACAGAAGCAGTACACTGGTGCCTATTTGTGGATTGGACTCTATCTTTTCGAGGATAAATGTATTGGCATTTGGAATGCTAACAATCTGGCAGTCTTCCTGGCTGTTGGTGCCCGCCCCTATCCGAATGCGATCGCTAGCCATGAAACCTCTGGCGCTATTGACTTTTAGCGAGAGTGGAGATGCGTTTGAATTATAATCCTCAGTGACTGTGGTAAAGCCCGTCATCTGACCATAGGCCGCTTCAATACCGTAGCTACCCTTATTCGTAATCCGGGCACGAATCCAGTAATTGGTTTCCCCGTTCACTGTGGTTGGAGCAATTGACGCAGGTAGAGTCAACTCTAACGGTTGCTCTGCTGTGTTGCTGCCGGTAAAGTTAGCGGCTGAAGGGGCGTTGGCACTGGATGAACCTGTGGTGAGAAACTGCCAGTCATGACCGTCCCATGCTTCCCAGGTAACCTCCACACCCCCATCTGTTTTGAAGTTTAGACCTGTACTTAATGTCACCACCACTTTGACTTTGGCACCGGGTCTAGCAAACGCCTCTTTACTGGCAATATAAAGCGTGTCATTAAAGCGCGGTTGTTCGCCGAAGGGATAGAAATCCTTACTCAGCTCGATGGGATTTGTGTTGAAAAAGCATAGGTCGGGTGCTATTTGTTCAGTGCGATTGATTTCTACCTTAGCGGCAATCTGGTCAATGGTTGGTAATGAAGCCAGCGACTGGATCGACCCATGATTAAGTTGGGCACGCAGCCATCTCGCCTCTATGCCGTCGAGCGCTCGGGGTGCAGGAATTGGTAGATTGGCGATTGTGACTTCCCAGAAATTTGGGCTCCAGGAAGAAGTTAATAACTCTTGCCAGGTAGCGCCATCCCAGTACGACCAAGTGATGGGCAACCCTGCCAGCACAGCTGCCTGACGCGAGTTAATCGTCAGAGTTACTCTCTTTGGTTCCGGTAGGGTGAACAACTCATCGCAGGCGAGGTAGAGAGAATGTTCGATGGGCACTTCAGCGATGAAAACCGAGAAGGCAGCATCCTCAATGCCTGTGGCTTTCTGAGTATAGTCGCTGTAGCAATCTGTTTCAGGCTGACGCACAAACACGGCTTGCAATTGTGCTGTGGTAACCACCAAGTCGTGCTCAGTCTCGAAAACAACCTCGTTTTCCTCACCCGCTGTCGCAGAAGCAGCCACTTGGGTACGGGCAGGAACCAACGCATCGACTTTAGCACCCGTCGCCAGTGAGAAGGTAAGAGGCACCCGCGCTGGCTGGGGTGGTAGAATTTGGGTGCCAATTAGATCCAGGAAAGCCAGGAAGTTTTTTTCCGGGACTTGATTGAGGCGATCGCTCACCAAAGCTGCCATGCGCCCAAAGATGCGAATGAGTGCTAAACCTGCGTCGGGTTTGTCAGCTTTACACCAACCTTTGCTGTTGACTTTAACTTGTTTTAAACTCTCGATTTTGAGAAGCGCATCTGCTATTTTTTGATCGATTAACGTACCTGCTGCCGCGATTATCTTGCCTTCAGCATCTTTGATGTCCTCGGCAATTGTGCGATCGAGCAACTCTTCAAGTTTGTTTGCGACAACATCGCTAGAGTCTTGAACGGTAAAGTGTTGCCCTAATTTCACCGTTTGTGCAACGATGTCATCATAAGTGCGGTTGTCAATCTTCGGCGGCAGCAACATAGCAGTTACCCTAAGTAAAACGGATAAACCAAATTGAACCGATTATTCGTCATTCTCACTTGGTAGTTAATCTGAATCAGCAGTTGGTTGGGGTGATTTGGAGCAGTTTGAACGTCCACATTCAGTACATCAATACGCGGCTCCCATTCAATCAAAGCTTCACTAACTTCACTAACAATTTCCCCGATTGTTGCCGCACTATTACTCGCAAACACTAAGTCATGAATGCCGCAACCAAAATCCGGGCGCATGAGTCGCTCTCCCCTAGCTGTACTGAGGATTGTCCAAATTGATTGGCGCACGCAATCTTCATATTTCGCCATAACAACTTGGCCATTCTTGTCTAATTCCACTGGGGATGTCCATCCTACACCCAGAAAATCACCACTCATAAAAACCTCCTTTACCCCCCAATAAACACCTGTGCTGGCGCACCCGGACCCGGTGCTACTACACCGTGAGGCGGTGGAGCTTCGCTACAAGTTTTCACTGGATCTCCAATACGAGCTACAGGTTTTCCCTCAATTTTCACCGAGGAACTCCCTTCAAGAATTTCTGCTTGATTGTTGGGAGGTTTGACATATCCTAATGGTGCAGTTCCAGGTGGCGGTAAAGGTGGGTGAGCATTGGCTTGTCCTTGACTTCCTTTCAATGCCACAAACTTGCCACCAATTTTCACTTTGGTGCTGAGGTTTTGCTCTAATGTTGCAGCAAAGGGATGCGGTAATGGTGCGACAACTGGGGGTGAGCTAGGTGGTTGACCCTTGACTTGATGAATACAAGATGTCGTCACTAAATCTCCTTGCCTTGCGACTGGTTTAGTCATAATTTTTCTCCTAATTAATATTCACCATGTTGCCCTTAATATTCAGTTGCGATTCGGATTGCAAGTCCATGTTTTTGCTGGCTTTTATTTTTATCTCTGCTTTTGAATCAATCTCAATACTCTGACCACTGAGTTTGAGTTTGCCGTTTTTAGATTGAATTTCTATGTTGGCGTCAGCAGTGATCGCAATGCTATTCTCTTTGGTACTAACGACAATGCTATTCTTGCCAGATTTATCAATTATCTCAATTTTTTCCTCTCCCTTAGTATCATCTAATCGAATAATATGACCGCTACGAGATTTAAGGATTCGTTTATTATTCTTCCCATCACTATTTGTATCGGGTGGCTTATCTTTCCCATTCCAAAGCGCTCCCAAAATGTAAGGAAATTCAATCATGCCATGCTCAAATGCCACCAGAACTTCATCCCCAACCTCTGGCAAAAAGTAAATACCATAGTCTTTGCCAGCCATTGGAGTTAGCACCCTCGCCCAAAAGCTTTCATCTGTATCTGAAAGCCACGGAAACTTTACCTTAATTCGCCCCAATCCTTCTTCATCTTTGTTATTGGTCACTTCAGCGATCGCTACACCATAAAAACGGCCTTCTCTATCAGGTTCATTCAACGCATTAGACAGTAAATTTATCCCAAGCATATCGCTACACTCCTAACTGAAAATGATGAATTACTAAGCAGGTGGGTGGAGATAAATCCAACATAAACAGGGCTGTTGTTGAATATGAAAAACTGGTTCTTGTCAAGCCTTATCACTAAACCCGCCCCTACAAATTTGTCGCATCTCTTTTAACTGTAAACTGAGTTTGATAGCCGCCTTCTCGTGCATAGGTATGAGTCGCTGCTGTGACGTAATAAAGCCCGCTAAAGCGCTTCCCGATGTTAGCAATTTCAATCACTATACCTGCACGTAATTCTGGGTGACCCAAACAAGTTCCTTCACCTATAATGTAGGTTAGTGCCATTTCATTAAATTGTCCTACAGCAATTTGCTTTGCTTCTTCTTGGCTATAGACAGGTTGAGTCACGATCGCTTGACTCACTCGACCAAATTCTCGGATTACTGCGATCGAACCACTAGTCTTACCCATTGAGCTTTTTTGATTGTCAGCGATCGCTTGGTCGATAATCGGCTTTTTCTGTTTAAAATCCCAAGCACGAATTTGGACTTTTCCAGCTTGGGCGATCGTACTCAGTCGCGGTAAAAATTCCAATAAATCGTCTGGATAGTTTAATGTTAACACTTTTGCTTTGTTGTTTTGTTTAGGCCGAAAGTGAAGTGTCTTATTTACCAAAATCACTTCATATCCAATCCGCTTGGCTCTATCTTGAATAAACTCTAGATCGGTTTGATTATGTTGCAAAACATAGTCCAATTTCACTTTCGTATCGTCTACTTGAACGGCAATTCCTAAATCTCTAGCAATTTGCTCAACAATATTGCTATCTTTCATTTGCCGAAACGAGCGCGTTTTACGTCCCCGCGACAGTCGATGCCCCAAATCATACCCGCGCACAACAAGCGTTGGAACAGATTCTTGAGAAAACTCCGGTTCTAATCCGATAATTTCTCCTACGATTAGCGTTTTCAAACTATTGGCATACCCCAATTGAATCTCAACTTGATTGCCAATATCAAATAGGTCGCTATCTATCCAAGTTACTTGATTTTTCGCCACGTTCCAGGCAATAATCTGGAAGCTAAACATTCCGAGTGCTTCTAAATCTTCAGAAACTTCGAGTTTTTGGATAGCAAACTTAGCGGGTAAAGCCAAAAGTTGGCTGTTAACTAGAATATTCAGTTTAGGAGTGAGTTTTTGGGTACCCTTGGGTTCAGACATTGAAGAAATCACCTCCTTTAAGTCGTACTATTGGGTGGCAATGGGGGAACTGTTAACTGTTGTCCGGGAGTCAAATTGCGCGGGTTATCAAGCTTGTTAGCTGCGGCAATTACCCGCCACAGACTCGGGTCGTTATATTCTTCAGCCGCAATACTGCTTAACGTTTCCCCACGTCTAACAATGCGAATGGGATCGTCAATAGGATTGAGCTTCTTCTGTTTCGTTTCTGGAGGTTCCCACTCTTCAAACGAGCAGTTTAAAGTTGCGCGTACAGGCGTTCCATCTGCCAGAAACCGAGTATAGCTTTTGGTTAACTGTTTGAGAACGCCTTGAAGTAAAACTGTATTCGTTCCCCAGACTAATTTACAAATAGGCGGTCGGTTCCCGAGAGCGCCTATTTTTTCTGTGAGGTTGTAAATTTGTTTAGTATAGTTACGAACATCTTTAATGGGAGTGATATCTGGCAGTAATGATAGGCTGGGGATTGGAAGGGTAAACAGACCCAAATCGCTAGAGTTTACTCCTACTAAGCTAGTATCAAAAAATAATTCAACACTTAAAGTTGCTGGTTGATCGGCTGCCTCCAAAGTGCCACCAAAACCTTGTGTCCACCCGACCTTACTAATTTCAATTCGATTGGGGTTGAAAAGTACCTCGATTGGATTTAGATTAAAGAAAGGCTTACCATTAATTGATTTTTCTTCAACTAATATTCTCAATTTTTCTAATTTCATAACTTCCGTCCTCGGCGCTCATTTTCTACGATTAATTTTCGCATTAATTTTCGCTCAATTTTAGCGGCTAAAGTATCGATATCAATTTGGGGAGCTAAATTGTTAGAATGATTAACTTGCGATCGCAAATTAGGATTTGGAGGTGACTGAAAAGTAACAGGCGATCGCTCTGGGTTCATTGAAATAGTAGAAAATTCCTCTATTGTTGTGTTTGGCAGTTCTTGAGACGCTTGCGGCGCGATCGCAGGTGGACTAGAAAATACTAAAGGTGTGTTTGATTTAACCGAATTTATGCGGGTTTCTCGAACTACTAATTTTCGGGGTGGTGATGGCTGATTTGGGGTTGCGATCGCCTCTTCAGTTGAAACAATATTAATTAACGTCTTCACCGCCGCATCTTGCCGAGATTGAGCATAAACAATCGGTAGAGATTGCGACGCTAAATTGCTCTGAATCGGGACAGAACGTAGTGGAATTGAACTGGATAGTGGCAGAGTATTGGTCGGGTTTTGTTCTTGGGGAACAACTGGCTGAGTATCAGGATTAACTGTTAAAGAAGCTGGAGATTTGGCTGAAGCGAATTTAGCTTGAACTACCATTGGTTGACTCGCCTCAGTTTGAGACTTTTGTGCATCGGCATTTGCTCCAAGAGAAATGCCACTTGCTGTTTGAGTTTCATCTTGCCGAGATTGAGCATAAACAATCGGTAGAGATTGCGACGCTAAATTGCCCTGATCCGGGACAGAATGTAGTGGAAGTGAACTGGATAGAGGTCGAGTATTGGTTGGATTTTGTTGCTGGAGAATAACTGGCTGAGTATCAGGATTAACTGGTAAAGAAGCTGGAGATTTGGCTGAAGCGAATTTAGCTTGAACTACCGTTGTTTGACTCGCATCAGGTTGAGACTTTTGTGCATCGGCATTTGTCCCAAGAGAAATGCCACTTGCTGTTTGAGTTTCATCTTGCCGAGATTGAGCATAAACAATCGGCAGTTGTTCAGTTTTTAACTCTGCCACATTGTAATGACGTTGAGCGATCGCCAGCAGAGGCAATCGGCTAGCAAAACGCTGTGCTCGCAAAATAATTCCCCTAGCCATTCGAGGACTAATCACCCCAGGTTGAACCAGCGGACGAGTGAGTCGCTGAAGCAGTTTGGGGTCAAAAATATCTGACTCAGTCATAGGATTTTAGATTATAGTTCTAGCAATCGCTAAACCTCGCGCCAACGAAGGTTTATTAATTCCTCGATGCACCAATTCAACTCGCTCAACCGCAACTTGTGTATCATTGCTAGCTTCAAATTGAGGCCCCACCCATTTTACTGGATAAGCATCCTTGAAATTCCACCATGTGATGGGTAAACGCTTGCGATCTAGGAGCATAATCGTACCGCTGCGTAGCTTAATTTTGCCTTTGCTGGCAGACGAGTACCAATCCCATAGGGAATCTATCGCTGTCATCCCGTGGCTTAAAACTAGGTTGGGATAAACCGTCCGGGTAGGGAATTTATGTATGTACTCATTCCTGCCACCTTCCTGATACTCCTCCAACTGAATTTCACTTTCTAGACCTGTAACTTCTGTAAATCCACCTGTGAGTAACCCATCAATTTCCACCCAAAAATTGTAGGACATATAAGGGTCAAAGCGAATTCCAAGTAAATCGGTTCCCGCAGCAAAAGCAGCATTAAGTCCTAATTTCGCGACCATATTTCCTCCAATTAAGTTTCTCTAGTCCCTTTCATACCAAATCCGCCCTAATAGCCCCTTTTTCATGATTGGTGTCGTAGAGACGTTTCGGCGGAAGTCTCTACAAGGTGAGGATAGTCTCAACCAGTAATATCAAGTCCGGCAAATCACCCATAATATCAAATTCGTAGTTGCGCTGCCAGCACTCTCATCGCAACTATGAACTTTCCTCTCATTTCCAACAAGGGTATATTAGCGGACATGATATACGCCCATCGTTACAACTGCTGATTAATTCGGGCAATTTCACCAACCCATTGCTGTCTTTCCCAATGTTCCATTGCCATAATTTGGGTGTGTGGCCAGTGAAAGTGATAAGCAATATATGCTACCTCCTCAAGTAACCGATTTGAGGGGTAGCACGTTACTCCCCCATCGGCACAGTTTCTACCTCAAATTCACCCTGACAGTGCGGACAAGTGACTTGGAAACGACTGTGACCGTTTTGATTAATCCGCTGATATAAGTCTTGCAAGTAGACCAAATCAGCAGAAAATAAACCCTCGATTGTCCTAGGATTTATTTGCTCCAACGTTCCCAAATTCGTAATTACTCGCGACAAGAGAATAATCACCAAATAGCCAGGATTGGCTTGCACTCGTGGGTCACGCAAGGGTGTAATCTCGTCATAAGCTGTCGCCAGTCGCATGGTTCCTTCCCGATGAACATTGCCTTCTGAGTCTACATACCCTTGGGGCAAGATAAACGGAAATTCCGTCTGCTGAATCATGAATTAGCTCCTAAGCAGGTGGGTGAAAATAAACACAACATGGGGAGGGTGAGCTTTGAATATTGTAGGGGCGGGTTTAATTGGTGAAAAACAGCGAGATTGCTCTATTTTGCTGAAAGCCAAACCCGCCCCTACTCGCCTCTTGTCAGGCATTATCCCTAAACCCACCCCTACAAAATTATCTGTTTTTTTTACGCCTACCTGCTTAATTCAAGACCATTTATCTACGGTGATTCCTTCGTGAGCGAGTTCCAACGTTTCGATCGCTACTTCATCAGAAGTCGCATTTAGATCCGCTCCCGACCAGGTTGTAGGCCAACAGTGGCTCAGATTCCAGCGAATTTTCTCTTGACCAGTATAGTCGAGGAGGACAATAGAAATATCTCTGCGATCGGCATTTCCTTTCATCAAGTTCTGCCGCCACTTCCAGAGTTCGTCATTGTTAGTAACGCCACGTTTTAGGGTGATATTTCCGTAGTTATTCAACCCGATTAATTTGCGTTTAGTGAGCGGATCGGTTCCTTCCCGATATTCCGTCGCAGTTTGGGATGAATTTAACCCCGTACATTCTCTAAATCCAGCATGAATAATGCCGTTCCATTCCACAAAAAAATTGTATCCAGCATACGGATCGGGTTGATGAGGCGCTTTGATACTTGGCATAAACAAATCTCCTGAGATTAATAGGAACTAAGCGATTGCAACTCCACTAGGACCTTGAATTAAACGCACTATGATGAATTCACTGGGAATCACTGGTGCTAAACCAATTTCTGTTACCACTTGCCCCGAATCGAGCGATTCGGGCGGGTTAGTTTCAGCATCGCATTTGACATAAAAAGCCTCTTCAAACGTGGCTCCTTTCAGGGCACCTTGCTCAAACAATGACTCAAAATAATGCGTTAATTCCCGCTCGATCCGCACCCATAGCTTAATGTCATTCGTTTCAAAAACAACATCAGCTAGGTTACGTTCAATCCAACGATGTACGTTGATAAATAGTCGTCGCACGTTGATATAACGCCAATTTGGGTCTTTGCTTAAAGTCCGGGTGCCCCAAATGCGAATTCCCCGCCCCGTCAAAGCACGAATGCAGTTCACACCTCCTAGTTCATCTTTAGGATTGAGACGTTGCAATTCATCATTAGAGAAGTTGAAACTCAGGTCTAACACACCCTCCAAAACATAGTTAGCTGGAGATTGATGGATGCCTCCCGCGCGATCGCTACTAGCGAAAATTCCAGCAACATGACCGCAGGGTGGGGCATCCAACAAGTCTGATTGCGAGTCATTCTCAACTTTGAGCGGCTTAACTTTGAGCCAAGGGGCATACAAAGCAGCATTGATACTGCTTAATTGCTGCTGTTGTTGTTGAACTATTGAAACATAAGTTGAGACATCACTTACTGACAGAGAGTCGAGGATAGCAAAGCGATCGCCTAACTTTTCGCAATGATCGATTATCGCTACTTGTGCTGCCAATTGTTCGCTCTGATTTAAAACCATAATATCTGGCGCACAAATCAGATCGATTTCTTCAAACGCTTCTAAGGCTTCCAACCCGGCCTTAAACGCTGCTAAAGTCGCTGGATTTTCCAACGGCACTACATAACACAGGCGACCGCCATTTTCAAAAAAACCACGCACTGCATAACCTAAGTAATTCGGCAGCGTTGATTGTAGTTGACCAAAATAGCCCTCAAATTGTGGCCATAGATTCAGCATTTTCGGTTTATTAATGTCGTCGTTATTTCCAGCATTAACAAAACCCAAAAATGCAGGTATACCCGTGAGGAATTCAGGAACAGATGTTGGCAACACCTGCTCTAAATAAATACCAGGAATGGGGTAGTTTGTAGCCATCATTTGCCACCAGGCCCCGCCCACTGACTGAGTTGGAAGATAACAAATTCAGCGGGTTTGACCACAGCTACCCCAATCTCAGTTACGACCATACCCTGATCGCGAATTTCCGGTGGGTTGGTTTCTTCGTCACACTTGACGTAAAAAGCCTGCTCTGGCGTATCGCCGAACAAAGCCCCACTACGCCAAACCGTTAGCAGGAAGGCATTCACATTGCGTCGAATTCTTGCCCAGAGGTCGGGTGAATTTGGCTCAAATACCGTCCACTGAGTTCCCTCGTCAATGGACTCGCGCAGATAGTTAAATAAGCGGCGCACATTGATGTACTTGAACTCTCCATTGGCATCACCCCCAAGGGTTCGTGCGCCCCACACCCGAATATTGCCGTTAAGATTGCGGATGCAGTTGATACCTTGGGAATTCAGTCCAGCCTGTTGGGCTTTGCTGACGTTATACATTAGATCGGCTGCTCCCACCAAAACTTCATTGGCGGGTGCTTTGTGAACGCCCCGTTGCGTATCTACGCGAGCATACACTCCAGCAATATGTCCGCTAGGTGGTACATCTCTGAGTCCGTCCCCTGATGGATTTTTTAGCTTAGTGATTGGGTCAAACACCTTAATCCAGGGGAAATAGAAAGCCGCGTAATCTGAATTGCTAGGCAGGACATCCTTGTTGCTGTTGATGTTAGATGGGTCAATCTTGGTAGTGCTAGGGGGGTTACTGTCATCTGTCTTCTCAAGAGGACAATCTAAGATGGCAACGCGGTCTTGGACTGACTTGCAGTGGGAGGCGATCGCATCGAGTACAGTTTTGTTGGTAATACCAGGAGCTGCAACAATAGCAATTTCATCAATCGCCTCGAATTTGTCCAGGGCAGCTGTGACTGAGGCTTCGTTTTCACTCGTGACCCGCACAACATAGCAACGCGTACCTCCGTTTCTAAAAAAGCCGTACACAGCCTGAGCCAAATTATTCTGACCGTTGTCAAGGGAGAAGTCACCAAAAGATTTCTTAAATTCGCTGAAGTTTGTACATAGCTTTACTTCATCAGTTATTTTGTCACCTGTCTTTGAGGGAAAGGTTGCAGTCTCGTAAGGGAAGTTCTCAGCTGTTATAGATGCCTGCGGATCATAGTTGGAATTAGGTTGATCAGTAGGAATCTTAATAGTATCTGGGATGACTCCAATAAACCCAGCAGTACTGGTACCCACACCAGCAAGGGGGGCTGACCCAGATGGTACTTCTTGAACATAAACTCCTGGAGCGTTTTGAGACGGATTGAACACTACTGGCATTGTTTTTACTCCTCAATAGAGTTGAATGAATGTAAAGCTTAAAACCAAAAAAACTAGATTTGCCTGTTTATCATAATGTAGGTTTTGGGTCTGACTTGTTCAATGGAAAATCTTTCTCTGTCACTTCACCTAAACCGAACTGTACGCTGCCCCCTCCCTGTTGGTAGCCTGGGGCAAAGACAGATACGTTTACAGTGCGCTTTTTCTTCTTGTCTTTAGGTGCCTCTAAGCCACTGAGTAGATACTTTCCTTCATCGTTACTGAAGGTATATTCGCCACTTCCCTGTATTTGCACTTTGGCCTTAGCAACAGCATCACTTCCCTGGTTTTTAATTTGACCTTTGATTCCAGACGGTGGCAGATCGATATTGGCAGCAAACTTAGGTTTACCCTCGTTATCGCGGGAGGGTACAATGACCGTGGTCTGGGCAGAGTCGTAACGCGTGCTAGTTCCCGGCAATATTGCCGTCAACGTATAGTTGCCATCGGGCAAATCGACAAAATAAAAGTACCCATCAACTGCTGTTCTGGTGCGATCGGGACGCTCAGGTAAAGTCTCCCAATCAGCTCCGTACTGTAAGGCTCTCAGCGCCAGCTTGGTTTTAAATGGCTCTGGCATCTCAGTGATTTCAACTATAGCTCCGTAAATAGCCTGACCCGTTTCTCGATCGCAGACTTGTCCCGCGATCACCACCTGATGACGGATTTTCTCTGTTGACATCATCTGTTTCCCCTTCAGCAACTTGTCAAACTCAGGTCAACTTGCAATTCCCCACAATAGCTTTCCTTTGGACTTTGGACAAAACAAGGATTTGTTCGCGAGTAATGTTTGCGAACTAGCTCTTCAACTCCCTTGGGCTTTTTTCTTAATCTTGTCCCGCCTTAGGTTGGTAGCCATGCAACTTATGTTTTTGCGATCACAAGAAAAACTGAATTCAATTCCTGTACCCCTTATCTAGCAAGGATTTCAGGAGCAGGCTGCCCCTGGTTGCACGAACCTTCTATTTAGGCCTATACATTGGCTGGTTTGTGCTACCCAAACTAATCTGAGTCGTGTTCGCGTTAGTATGACGCGAATTTCTTTCTCTTTTTGTCCAAAGCCAATTTCCTACTATCCCGAATCTTTTTCGATGGAAGACTCGATCCACAACTGCTTCTCCATCACCAGTGGTACAGGTTCCCCAATTTCATCAACTGGCACAGCAATGGTGACGGTGTAGTTGAGCGTTGGCTTAGGCTTTCCGCCGATCGCTTGCCAGAATTCCCCTAAACTTTGCAACAGACTGGGACGCAGGACGACTGCCCGTAGGGGAAGCTCCTGTGTCTTGAGACTTCCCTGAAGCACCGTCGCCGGAAGTTCTGGGTAGCGCAGCAGCACCTTCATCACTTCGCCTAGTAGATAATGTTCTGTCTGCGAATCCGACTTTTCACGAGGCCAAGCGGTAATCAGGTAAGAGCAGTCCACTCGTATTGGAGAGCGCTTTTTGAATCCCGTGCCGTTGCTTTGGCGCTCCACTGACCACTCCTTGCTACGCAACTCAAGGTTTTCTCGCACATCGTAGAGGAAGAGGCTGATCGCCGGGGGTGTCACATAATTGACAAACTCACTGTCAGGTGTGACAAAGCTAATTGCGACTTGCGGCGACAAGCTATCTGGCGAGTTTGACGAGACTAAGTCTAGCGGTAGTTCGCGCTTAAGCAGTTCTTCCAAGGTTCTATCCAAGTCTTTGAGCATAAATCATCCCATTTTGGAATTTGGATTGGTAAATCCAAGACAGATAAAAAATTTCAGGGTCATCAACCATGCAACTACTTTGCAAATTGGTATCAGTCCCTTAACCTTTGACTGAAACTTCCGACTGAAGATAAGAAGCCGTCCCAAAGCAACTTCATACTTTATCCCTCACCATTCCTACGACCTATATAAATTTATAGGCGAAAAACTCGAAGTTTTTAATGGACATAACTCCTACTTTATTCGTGCAGTGCTTAGCTAAAAATTGACGAAATCCTGTATAATGACGCTTTCTTGGATATTAAGATACGTAGATTTTTTCCGACTACTTCAACAACAGCAACTTTAAAAGTTTGTCGAGTAATAGCATCAGGTACAGGTAAGCTGTTAAGCATTTAATTTACTGGTTGAGGCTGAAGCGGAGACGGATTGATGGTTTTTACCAAAATCTGAAAGTATACAATTTCAATGCACCTCAGCTTATAGCGCTCATGGCTCTTTGAGTGATCTTGTCTAAGGTTGAACAAGGTAGCTCATCCACAAAGAGTCAGTAGAAAGACTGAGTTTGTAAGTGATTATGAATGATATTTCCGTAAGTACCTGTAATTTCTAACAAAACGTAATTTATTTGGACTGAGTAACTGGACTCTCACGCCATAAAAGTAGCGTTTTTTGGAGGCAATGTAGCCGCGATATTCCTCAGACTTAACCAGACGTGAGCGAAAAATCCGGATATTGTCACACACTGGCACAGGAAAAGAATCTAACAGATATTCCGTGACCGCCTTTGTATAGCAAAGGAGAAATTCTGGTCGCTAAGGCTGAGAAGTCTACAGGCTAAAGCTTCTGGGGATTACTTTGATTGGACGCTTGATGGCTTGAACTGTCCCACTATTGCCTGTAAAGGGGACAGTCAATACTGAAATCCTCGATTTTACGTTGATATAGCTTGCAAGGGAGCCATCAGCCCAAGCCTCAAAAATGGGACAGTTGTCCTTAGCGACCATTTTTTCTCCGCTGCTATACAAAGGCGGACGTGTGCGGCGGTGTAAACTTTGGCGTGGTGGATTGAGTTTCAGAGCGATCGCGTACCAGCTTCTTGAACAAATCGGTTGGGTCAGTCATGGCAAAATTTCCTTACCAACTGCTAGATAGTCTTGCCAAGCGAGCTTTGCCATCCGGTCTTTGACTTCATACACGGGTACGCCTTCTAAAGACGCCTTCTCATAGCAGATTAGACGCCTGATATCCCTCTTAGGGACTTCCAGAAAATAAATTGTCCCAAAAAAACAAGAGACAGCTTTTCTCAAGAATTATAATCATTCAAGGGGGGGAGAAGGGGGGGGGGGGGGGCGCCCCGGGGGCCCCCCCCCCGGGGTGTTTTGGTTTTTTTTTT